GAAGCTGGAATGGAATGGTGTTGTCCTGAAACACATTCTATTTGGATATAAGGAGGGTATTATTATGGCAAATCCTTTATATGGACAAAATAAAGCTGATGATAGACTTGACTTACTCGAAAATGGTCAACTAGTTGGAGTAGTTTCTGTTGCTGCAGGAGTTCATCACACATTATCTACTAGAGATAGTGGAAAATTAATTGTAATGGCTCCTAATAGTACAGAAGTTACATTACCATCTCCTGCTGCAGGCATGCATTTCATAATTGTCTTATCAGGTGATCATGCTTCAAATGTATGTTTGGTTAATCAAGCTGGTTCAAGCGATGACTTTGTAGGTGGAGTCTTTGGCTCTACTCAAGGTGAGAATGCGGCTACTGATGCTGATAAAGCTGCTGCATCTAATACTAAAATAACTTTTTCTGCTGCTGCTTTAGCAGGTGATAGAGTTGAATTAGTATCTGATGGCACTTTATGGTATGCAAAAGCCTTTGTTTCTAATTACGCTGGAATCACATTCGATAACTAAGGAGGTTAATCATGGCAAAAGTAAAAGTACCCGCTAAACATGTAGACGATCAAGAGATCTCTTCAGTAGCAACTGTAGCAACAACTGGGGGCTTAGTTTCTGTCCCTAAAGGACTTGTTAAAGTTGCAGCAACTCCAGCCTCTGGCATATTATTGCTAGCAGATGGAGAATGGAATGGTCAAGAATGCTTACTAGTAGTCGATTCTGGTTCGCAAGACTGTACTATTAAAAATGCTGCTAATGATGCTACTATCAAAGGGTATTCAACTTGGGATGTCAGTGCTGAAACCACAGTTTTATGCAAATGGTTTTCTGACGGAACAGATGGATATTGGTACGGTTTAGGCGGCGCAGACTAATAAAAATAGTAATCCTGCTTCCTATTAAGATTTCCTTTCTAGGGGGCAGGATGAAATTAGAAAGGTTAAAATTTAAAAGGAAAATATGGCAACATTTCAAGCACAAATAGAATCAATAACAAATGTATCTTTCGGTACAGACCCTGCTCCATCTACAGCTGAATTAACTCAGTATTTAACTGATGGTGCTAAAGAAGTTATAAATAGAATATCTATAGGAACTCCCGATAAACTTCCATTGTTTTCTATTACAGAAGATGTTACTGATGGAAATGGAATAAATACTGAATCAGGCTTAATAGTATCTGTAACAAGAGCTGATGGAGTATCTGCAAATAATCAAGAAGCTTGTAGTATAATAAGTTCAGACATGAAATATAGAGCTACTGATGAAACAAGCCTTGATTACTCTTCAAAATTCAATCCATCTTATTATGTTTTAGGTGGAAGTATTTTTATCTTACCTGAGCCTTCATCTGGAGCAGATATAGGGAAAGTTCATTATGTTAAATATCCTAATGTATCATTTTCAGATTCAAGTATTGGTGTAGCAAAAAAAATACATACTGGTGTAACTGTAACTGATGCTGACCCAGCTGTTTTTACATGCTCAGATACTATAACATTAGTAAATGGAGATAGAGTAGAATTAAGTAATTTTGCAACTTCTACAGATTATAATGGGGTTATATCTGTAGTTAACAATGTAGCAACAGATGGTGCAAATAAATTTAGAGTAAACGGATTAAGTTCTAGTGGTGCAGGTACAGCTGGAATAGTAGAAACAGTACCTGAAGGATGGGCAGATGGATATGATTATTTAGTTGTATTGTATGCTACAGCAAAAACATATGAATCAATTATGGGATTCTATGCTAATCAAGAAGAAGATTCAGAGCTTATACAAATGGCTCAAGCTGGAATGATTACAGCTAAACAAGACTACGATAAAGCTTTTGGATTAATGGCACCGCCACCAAGAGGTGAATCAGAAGGAGATCGTTAATGACAGTTAAAGAAATTATGGAAAGATGTGGTATAAATAGTACTGGTAGAGCTATAGCATATATAAAAGATGCTTTATCTGAAATAAATACTATATCAGAAACTCACACTAAAACAGTTAGAATTGATATTGAAGCAAATAAAAGATTTTATAGTCTACCAAAAGAATTTGTTAAAATACTTGATATAAGATGTAAAGACCATGATAATAATTCTAGTAAATATCAATCTATACCTAGAACTATTACTGAGCCTAGAACGGAGGATGAAGATGGCATCTAAAAAATATGCTTATTATACTAAAGGCAATAAATTTGCTATTGTTGAAAAAAGACCTTCAGGCAGTGGTGGTAATTTAGCTGTAGCACATTGTACTGTTGGTGGTCATAATAATCAAACTGATTGTGAAGCCGCAGGTGGTCAATGGATTCCTGGTAGTACTCAGAGTACTGATAACTATGAAGAATATACAAGTCCTGTAGTTGATGTAGCTAATGGTATAGAAATAGAATATACCTATGCTCCTATATATAATTTATTCCCAAGTCTTAATAAAGTTGCATCTCCAGGAACAAGAGTATATTGTAATGGCTGGTTTGTTGACGAGCATGGTTATTTAAATATACAAAGAAATTATTTTGATTGGGATAGTGTTTCTGCACAAGGGTTTGCTGCTGATAAATATATTTACATAGGTGGATCATCATTATGGACAGGTGTTCATAAAATAAAATCACTTGGAACAGAACTTTATCATGGATGGATGCAATTATATACAAAATATCCTTCTACAGGAACCTATAGTGGTACTTTAAATATTACATTTGATACAGATGAAACTATGGTATTCGCTGGTGCTGAAGATTTTTGCAAAGCAGGAGATTTTATTGTTATTGTTGCTAATGCAGCTTTAAACTCAACTAATCATGGACTATTTAAAGTTGGTTCTATTGCAAATGATGAATTGACTGTATCAAATCATTATACAATCGTTGACAATTCTTCTTCTCAATATAATCCTGATGATTTTGAATTAGAGAGTACTGCTAGTTTAGTTTCTGAAACAGTAAGTTGTAAAGCATATATAGGATATAGAGACCCTCTTTTTGTACATGCAGCTGATTATATGTTAGATGAATCATTTGAAGTTGACGTTAATCATCAGCAATCACAAGCTATAGTTTATTATGTTAAAGCTAAGATGCATGAAGAGATGGGAGATTTTGAAACAAGAGAATATTTTTTTAGAGAATTTAAAAGAGCTGTTGAAAAAGAAAGCAGCAATAGAAAATGGGGAACATACAGAGCTTTAGGCTTTGGTATGACCAAATAACAAGGAGAATAAATGAGTAGAAGCATGGGTAGAGGTTTACAGATGTATACGATACAGGAAACTCAAAACCTGCAATTAGGTCAAGGCAGGACCGCTTACTTAGATAGTAATAATGAGTATACAAATATCATAGGTGATAATATTGTTGTAGCTGTTCAAGTAATACAAGATTGTAGTTTTGCTAAATTAATAGCTGAGGATCCACATTATGGAATAGGAACAGGCACAGAGAATAACAATTCTTTTGATCCTGGTGAAACTGGTGATTGCATAGCAACATCAACAGTGTTTCCAGCAGGTACTATTATATACGGAAGATGGACAAGTGTCCAGCTTAATGCAAGTTCTGGTATGGTTATTTTATATTTAGGGAAATAATGTTAGGTATAAGGAATTCATTAAGAACAAGATTTGAACCAAGAAGAATGGCTGGTTATAATATGACTAGAGATACTAAGTTTACACTAGACATATCTTCAATTACAGAATTTGATAATTTAGCAGGATATACTGTAATGATATGGATAGAAACAATGGGATGTAAAGAAAATAGCTCTACTAATTATAGTACTCCTTTTGGATTAGGAACTACTAATAATCACCCAACTGCTAATGTTGGTTATCAATGTGGTTATAAATATGATAG